AGCGGCAAGCCTCAGGCATTCAAGCTGTTGAAGGTCGTTGAGTCTGTCAGCAACTCCGACATCTAAACTCTCTCTCGATTCTCAATCTTCTGGGATAGTTCCTCCGTGGGCGGTCGGCGATGCGATAGCAACAGCCTTGCATCGCCCACGGTTCCCCAGAGGGGAGGGAATGATAAAAATGAAAATGTAAAACAGGTCAAACTGATAGATAATGTTGCAACTCGACTTGATACTATTCAACGCCATTACGTCAGACTCTGAACTGATGGAGATTATCGGCGGCCGTGTAAAGTCTACATGTTTCGAGGTTAGCCCCGACGAAAAGGACAATACGCAACTGCCATATATCGTTATCCGAGACCTCGGAAAACAGCCTTCTCAGCAGACGAAAGACGACGGATGGATGCCGAGTCAGTGGCAAGTTGATGCCGGAATAGAAATCGGGGCCGAGAGCCCTAATGAGGTGGATGTCATTGCGATGAAGGTAATGAAAGCCGTCGACAATCACATACGGGCACTTGCTGGCCAGGGCTCAGATATTCCGTATCTTCAGAATGGATTTCCGCAGACAAAAGGTATTGAGTGGGATTGGACGAAACCCTGCTATTGGGACGTCGTTAGCTATCAGTGTGACATAGATTATCACGACAATGAAGCCGAAAGCAACTCAGACATCTGAACGCGGCGAGAGCAAGATTCCTGCCTTCGTCGACGAACTGCTGAAGAACGGCACAGCCGTAATCGAAGCACCTACACGTGAGGCGCTCGCCGAAAAGGTGAACGACATACCAGCCGACTGCCGTTATAGCGTCGGCACCGTTGGTCGTAAAAGTGACGGAAGCGCCTACACTCTTAGAGTCGACATTGTAAAATAATCAAAATATTACGAATATGGCAACACTTAGAGGAAAAAACGTAAGAATCTGTATTTATGACGCAACCGCCACTAAATACAAGGTAATTGGTATGAGTACAGGATGTACGATTACACTTACTAACAATACGGAGAGCCAGAAGCATAAGGATATTGTTGGTTTGGCATCCATGCCGGTGACTACCAGCAAGTCGTGGAGTGTTTCTGTCGATTCTCTCGACACGGCTGATACAGCCGCCATGCTCACCGCCATCAAGGCCATGCAGCCTATGACGCTGATGTGGGATGAGACTTCGACCGTCAACAACCAGACCCGCGAGAAGGCAACTTGGGCGCGTAAGGGCCAGGCATATCTGACGGATGTAAACTTTACCTTTGACGACAGAACAGTGACCTCGAAACAGCTTCAGTTTAGCGGTACCGGTGCTTTGTCGCCTGTTGGCAGCAGCGAGGCTACTGAGGTAATCCCTATCGGAAGTTTCACGAAGGGCGAAAAGGTTCGTCTGTTCTTGTCGAGCGACGGAACCACAGCACCTTCAGATGTAGTAGCAGCCGCCCAGAATTTGTCTCTGCATGTGTCGCTTGCGCTTGAGAACTCGACGACGAAAGACACGTCTGGAGAATGGATCAGTCAGGAGCCTACAGAGCTGAACTACGATATTTCATCAACGGCTCTGGTTCGCAGTGGCGAAACCATCACGTCGCAGGTTGGCGGTAAGTCTTTTGCAGACTTAGAAACTCTTTATGAGGCAGGCACTCCATTCTTGTGGAAGATTGCCAACGTCGGCGGCGACAACAACCGAACTGCGTCTTCTACGATCGTGAGCGGAAGCATACTGATTACTCAGTTAGAGCAGAGCTCACCAGTAGACCAGCCAAGTAAGTACACCATGCAAGCCGTCGGCTACGGCGACTACACCGTGGCGGCGTAATACAACCATCAAGGCCGCCCAGCAGCAATCTACCACGCGCCAACGATTGGCACGGCTGCGCGGGCGGTCTTTTTTTAAACTTAAATCCCAGAAGAAAATGAACAAGAAGAAAATCACCATCTGCAAGAAGCAGGTAATGGTGGCCTATTGCATAGCCACCGAAATCGCCTTCCACAACTTCACAGGTCTGAGCATCGACGCGATGGATTACAGCAACCCAGAGCATGTCGTCTATCTCATTCTGTCGGCCATCAGCGCCTACTATCAGAAGGAGGACAAGGAAGCCCCCATCAAAGACGAGAATCTGATGTACGACGCCGCACCCGAAGAGGTGGTAAATGCCATCAAGGAGATTGTGGCTCTGAGGGCCGAGTTCTATAAGAAGATGATAGGCGACAAATCTGAGGACACGGCCGACGACGGGAAAGAAAAAAACGCATGACCGCCTACGACCTATATCAGCTGTTCGTAGGCGAAATAGGCATACCGAGACATGAATTTTTATACGAGCTGCAATACTGGGAACTCGTCAAGATCGCAAAGGGCTATCAGGCACGGAGCCGTAACATGTGGAGCGCCATCCGCTGGCAGACGTTCACGCTAATGAATGTGCAAGTGGGCGGCAAGGAAATGAGGTCGAAAAGAATCTTCACACCGAAAGACCTTCTCCCGTTCCCCTGGGACAACAAGGAGGCAGCATCGCCACTTAGCGAAGCAGACAGACAGGAATTGCAGGATTTAATTGATAACGAAAGAAAGAAAAAACTATGAATATATTTATCATCATCGCAATCACCATCCTTGTGACTTATACAGTCGTATTATGTATCGCCAATCGTGGCATACCAAACTCGCTCAGCCAGTCGGTGTTTTTTCTGCCACAGGCTGGGGCGTGGCTGTGGACGGCCGTGATAGGCCTCGTAGCCGCTGCCGCAATGCCCACGCTGATAGAAAAGGCGCCAGAGGATTATGAGTTCCTCGGCTTCCTGAGTTGCGCGGGGCTCGCCTTCGTGGCCATCTGCCCCCTGCTGCATAAGAAAGACGGCTCGGGCGTCGACACCAGCGACTTTACCTACAAGCTACATACTGGCGGCGCCATTCTCTGCGCCGTATGCTCGCAGATACTCATTGCATGCTGCCACTGGCAGATACTGCTGATATGGGCCGCCTACATCGTCGCCTTCGTGCTGATGACGCGTGGCAGGCGCTGGCCGCAGGCTACGTTCTGGGCTGAGATGGTATGCTTCACGACGACATTTATATACTGTCTATCATAATTAATATTTTTTGGTTTATTTTTTTAGTGAATTTCAGTTTGTGGGGTGGCAGCGGCCACCCTTTTTTTGTGTTACCATGTTACAGGAGGGTCTTCTACCCATTCGTCGTCAGAACCTACGTCGATCGTGCGCCCAGCGCCCACGATACCGCCCGAGACCGCCGTGATATGATTCCGCTGCATTGGTACGCCGTTGATGGTCACAGCGCCCAGCACAGAGGCGTCTGTGGCGGTTAGCGACACCATGACGTCGGTCTGCCAGGCATCGGCGCCGCTGATGGTGTAGAACGAGGCATTGAGGTCTTTCGTGCCGACATAGCTGGCGGGGATATTGACGGATATTGGCGAGCCGCTGCTGGCCACCGCCTCGCCAGTCTCATAGTTCAGACCGTAGTACCACGCCGATGGCTGGAGCGTCAGCCGTGCCGCGTCGGCAGGCACAACGTCAGTCGCCGACACCTTCAGCCGACCAACGACACGCGAGAGCATCACCTGCTTGGTGAGCGGCTGCGACGGCTTCACGTCCATCTCTATCGCCGCGTGGAATGTGTCGCGCACTGTTCCCCAGGTGATGGTCTTGGTGGCGGTGTCGATGGCAGGATTAGCGCCGCGGCTGGCCACGAAGAAGAAAGAATGACGGCCGTAATCGAGCGACAGCGATAGCCGCCCGAAATTGGCTTCGCCGCTCGTCTGATGGATGGTCTGCTTCAGCTCGCCGCCCATGTAGTCGAACAGCCAGAGGTCAGTCATTGACATATCTGCGAGCGAGGCTCGAGTGAATGCGTTATGCACGTCGCCATCGCCGAAGTCGAAAGTGATGGTCACCTTCAGCGGGATGGAGTCTTGTTGCTGCCCGATCGCCTCGGCTTCATCTTTTGAGCAGCCGGCAAAGAGAAATGATACAATAGTTAGCAGGAAGATTGATAGTGGCGCCAGCATCTTAGTGGCTGACATGGTTAAGGAATGATTCATAGCTTATCGTTTATTTAGTTTTTTGTCAATCTTTGCAAAGTCGTCGTGTACCGACTGCGCAATCACTTTGGCATAGTGCTGCGTCTGCGTGATGTTCTTATGCCCCAGCATACGGCTCACGTTCTCGATTCTCGAGCCGTTGCGCAGCATGTACGTGGCAAATGTGTGACGGGCAAGGTGAGAGTGTAGCGGCGTCCTGATGCCCGCCATCATGCCAATCACCTTCAAGATGCGGTTGTAGACATGATTCTCTATCCTCGGTACCTTCCAATTATACTTCTCCAGCACTTCCACGGCAGGCGACAAGAGCACAGACACGTAAGGCACGCCCGTCTTCACGCGCTCGGCGGTGTTCACCCAGCGGCCATCCATCAGCTTATACTGGTCAATGTCGAAGTTCTGCGCGTCCGTATAGGCGAGACCCGTCCACATCTGGAACACGAACAGATCACGGCATCGGTCCTGAAGCGACCCGATGGGCAGTTCCAGCCGCTCCACGGCGGCCATGTCATCCTCAGTGAGATATTCCACGTTCTCGCGCTCGCCCCGCTTGAACTGCCCGCGCAGGCGGTCGTAAGGGTTGCGCTCTATCTTGTCGAACATCTCAGCCCTACGCAGCAGCGCCTTCAGGCACTTGTGATAGTTATAGATGGCCGCGTCGCTCAGGCCGTCGCCCAGTCGCCCGCCCACTTGCGTGTTCGTCAGCGAGTGCAGCCACGCGTCGAACTCCACAATGCCCTCCAGCGTCACGTCCTTCCACTTACTAAGTCGCCCATACGCCTCCAGCTTGTTCTGAAGCGACACATAATGCCGCCTGGTACCAGCCTTGATGTCGAGTTTCGGCAGCTGGTCGTCTATCCAGTTCAACAGTGTTGGCTCGTCGCTGTTCTCCTCCACCAGCCGCCACACGGCGTCGCGTATCTCCTTCGTGTCGATGGCAGTCCCGCGCTCAATGCAGTCGTTCACGCACGCGAGAACCTTACTATATATAATCACAAGTCGGTCGTTCAACTCTCTGGCGCCTGGGCAATTCACAATCTGCCCCGCCAGCAGCTCATTCTTATGTACCTTAATACCGGTACCAATGTAGTAGGATTTTCTATCGATGGTGATTCTCACCTCCAGCTGACCTTTGCCTCCTTTGGGCGTGCGCCCTCGGTGATCCCATACTATTGCATTCGTTATCTTCATTTGCTTTCAGATTTCGATTCTGTTTCCCAACCCATTCTAATTGCTGGAAAACATGTGGTAAAACATTCCGTCCAATAATGTCGCATATTGTCGCATTTTGTATTTTTTGGCTTATGTTGTTAAGTCTATCGAAACCCTTCCATTTTACGGAGAACCCCGTAAAATCGGCACTTCCGCCGTGTTTCCCCAAGTGATCCGTTTGGGGTCATGTGTGTTTTGTGCGGATGCGTGTATTTACGCATGTTTCGCAGACTTAATGATATATTGTAGGTAAACATTGGTTTATTTTACGTCTGGGCGTGGAGGGCTAAGAGGGTCGTTTGCTTTCAGTTTATTGAGATGTTCGACACTCTGATGATTAGAAAAGTATCTAAGTGTGGCAGCTAATTGTTCACTTGTTCGTTCTACCTGATTAAGAGTCTCAGCAAGTTTTTCCTTTAAGTCGCGATTATCGGCTATCGACACGGATAGCTTTTGCTCCAATGACTCGCAACGTGTGGCTAATGTAACTGTCTTATCGAATAGATTCTGAATGAAATCAGGCTCTGCTGACTTATGATGTGGCTCTTCACTTTTCTTACGCAATAGAGACCCATTCCCAGTTAGAAGATATTCTATGTTAAATTCAGGATAGACAAAGCAAATTCGTTTAAAAAGATTATCGGTTAGATAATCTTCATTCCCACTAAATGCGGAATACATAGCAGGCAGGGTCTGGTCTATTGATTCAGCCAAGTCTTTCTTCGTATGGATGATGCCTTTTTTTCTCAGGCATTCATATAATTCATTTAGTCTTTCTTTCCTCGAATTACTCATATTACATTTTTATCTTATAATAGTTTAAAATATTATATAAATATCTTAATACATCTTAAAATATTATATAAATATTTGATTATATTATATTTTCTTCTTATATTTGCACCGAGGTTAATTAACAAACCTCACCGAGTTCTAAAGAGTCCGAGGGGCGAACAAAGACCAGATAATAGCCTAAAACACCCCGACTTACTACATACCAGGTTGCAAAGTTACGGATTCCTGCTCGAATAACAAACCAAACGTATAAATATTTAATTAACATTAAGAAATGGAAAGACAGGACCACTTAACAGAAAAAGAGCTGTTAGAGATGAGGGTAAGATCCACTCGGATATTCTCATTCTTCGAAACTGGCAAACTGAAATCCAGTGCAGCGATGGCTTCAAGGATGAAAGCCGAGGGTAAAGGAGAATGGTCTATCAACAAAGACTACAATAGTATATCTATAAGTGTTACACGCAAGAAATAAAACAATGGATAAGAAACTTAGTGCAGAGATAATCGTAGCCGTTAAGCAGGCGATGTTGACGTTCGGACAAAAATGGGTGACCGCTGAACAGTTGTGCGAACATGTGGGAACACTTACACCTCGATTCTTGAAAGACCACGGCCAGATGTTCAACCGCACCCGCGTGGAATGGACCGACGAAAAAGGACAACATCATGCACAAGGTTGGCTCTATCCGCTGCATGAAATCCAGCAATGGATTGAAAACGGTAAAATTAAGGAATTGAAATTATAACAATATCATTACGATTTTTAGGTTTCCATCATTCTGTGGCGACAGAATTTGTCTACTTTACTTTAGAATTACAATCTTTAAAGAACTCCCCAGCCCGCCGTGAGGTTCGCTGGTTTTCACAAGAAAAATTTTCAGAAAGAAATTGCTTTCTTCTACATATCTATTACTCAGCCCGCTGTGAAGTTCGCTGACTTTCTATACCACACACATACATGGGAGGTTGGCTGAGAGGCGAGGCAGCAGCAAAGCAAGGCAGAGCGTTATGCCGTAAGTCCGATACTGTTCGACAGCGTGACGCGGGTTCGATTCCCGCACCTTCCACAACCGGCAGGGGTTAGTACCTGCAACCTTTACGAACCCGAGTCACCATTAGGGGTAAACGAGTTAGGGTGGTGTCCAAACAATGCGTAAGGGGAAGTGTTATTTGACAGACTTACATACATAGTTGCGGGGAAGGTCGTTCACTAAGTAACGGCAGACGTGAAATAAACGAGCGATCAAGGCCGCCGCAACGGCTAAATAAAGGGCTACGTGAAGAACAGTAGCGTGGCCCTTATTTATACTGTCGTGTAGCTTAATCGGTAGAGCAGCTGGCGCCATCTATATGTGTAACCATTAACATAGGCCATCTTGTAACTCGTATAATCCTTTAGAGTAGAGAATCGGGTGGACGTCAGAAGATTGCTGGTTCGAGCCCAGCCGCGGCAACAATGAAATTTAACTTAAAACAAAACAATCATGAAGAAAAAAGAATTAAGAGAGTTCGCGGAGGTGACAGGCTTCCGCGCTCCAGCAAAGGAGATTAAGCTCGGCGCCATTATGGTGGCAGGGTTCATGGGAATGTGTCTGATAGGCGAGTGGATAGCTCACCAGGTAAGTGGAATCTAATCATTATTATAGAATTATGGAATTTACAGGTAGAATTATGAAAGTCCTTCCGAAGCAGGAGGGAGTAAGCCAGCGCACAGGTAATGAATGGGTGCAACAGTCATTCGTCTTTGAATACTTCGAGGACCCGAATCAGCGTTACAGCGACAAGGTAGTGCTTCAGACCTTCGACACCAACGTGATGGCGCAGCTCGAAGAGGGCGTGCAAGTACGCATCGGCTTCGGCATGAACATCCGCGAGTACACGAAGGACGGCAAGACGTCGGTATTCAACGAGCCGAGGATGTACAAGTTCGAGCGTATCACAGCCGCCGACGCGGCACCACAGCCAGCGCCACAGACTGAGCAGCCCGCAGCTGCCCCGTTCCCGCCAGCGCAGCCGCCACAGAGCGCCGAGAAGAAAGACGACCTACCATTCTGATGCTTATGGATGAGATCGTCAGCAATGACAACGGCGTACACATCAAGCGATGCTGCGCAAGTTGCACAAATAAGCGACCCTTCGACTACGAGGGGCCGCTTCGTAAATGTAGATTGAGTGGAGAAATAGTAAATAACAGCGACGTCTGCGATGATTGGTCAATCAGCGCCGAGGTCGCCAAGATAACAAAGAAGCCATACAGATGATTCCATTCCCAGGCAAGTTGAACCGCGCCACACGCAGCCGCCCTTACACACTCACCGCCGAGCAGGAAGCATGGCTCAGAGCCACATTCCCCACGACAGAGAACACAGTGATAGCCAAGGCAATGGGAATCAGTTACCCTACACTTTATTATATGGTCAAACGTCTCAATCTCGAGAAAAGCAAAGAAGGTCTGCGAGCCATCCACATCCGTCAGGGTCAGCATCACAGCAAGATGAACCGACACGAGCGCCTGCGCATCATGAGCGGCGAAAAGTCGGCGAGGTGCAAGAACGTGAGGGCCATGCCTTACACCCGCCAGCAGGTGAGTATCAGACATAAGGCGCTGCAACGCGGCTACATACTGCCGACCGCCACCGACGACCACTCTTCAGACCGTTACACCATCTTCTATGATGATGAGACCAAACGATCCTCTACATTCGAGGCGAACTCAAAAACGAAAGGATTCACATTCCAGAACGAGAAAGAATGAAAGAATTAGAAAATAACGCACTACCACCACTGCCCGAGGTTCCCGACTTCCTGCAAGGCGATCAATGGTTTAATACGGAGATAGCAGCCGACATGCTTGACTTCGACGAGCCATATAGTCCGCCGCGTTACACGATGGAACGCAACGGCGTACCTTTCGCCGACATCGGTGAGATACACATCATATCTGGAAAGCCAGGCAACGGCAAGACAGGCCTGATGTCGCAACTCGAGGCCGTAACGCTGAGCGGACGTTTCGGCAACACTATCGGGCGCATGGTGCCGCACAAGGTGATGGATGAATCTACTGGAAAGGTTCGAGAGCAAATCATTCCAAATCGCCTGCTCCACATCGACACAGAGCAAGGAAAAGACGACACGGTAGCCTTCAAGAACCGCGTGATCTCAATGGCTGGCATGTCTAACGAAGAAGCAAAGAAACATTTCTTTATTCTCCGTCTACGCGACACCGAGGATGCCATCGAGCGATGGCGCAAGATTCTGAGGGCTGTGTGGGAGATTAAGCCGACAGACATATTTCTCGACGGTATGCTCGACATCGTGAAGGACTACAACGACCAGATAGAATGTCAGCCGATTGTCCGCAAGTGTATGAAGCTGGCCACCTACTATGACGCCAGTCTGTGGGCTGTGTTGCACGAAAACCCGATGGTCGACAAACTTGTCGGTGTGCTGGGTAGTATCACACAGCGCAAGGTGTCTGAGATATTCACAGTACAGAAAATAAAGCAATGCGACCAGAAGCCAAACGAACAACGTTCTGATTTGCCAGACATCTACTTCAGAGTAAAGCAGGTGAAGGCCCGCGGCCACGATGTAGAAGATTGGCTATTCGAATACGTTACAAGCGCAGGCGGATGGGGCCAGCCTATCGAAATCAACGACAACGGCACAAGGGCGGTCGAAACCAAGGAAACGCAATTCATCAGGGAGGCAAGAGAAAGATTCGGCAAACTGAATTGGACTTCCGCAGGGCTTAGCCGCACAGACATTGATAGCAGACTGATAAGCCAAGGCGTAACAAGTAACCGCCGCCGTACCGACTTGATAAATATAGCCATCGAAAACGGCATACTTTACAAGACTGGAACTGCTCAACGTCCGAAGTACCACTACAAGGAGATGAACATCAACGCCCCCAACGATCAGGCTGAAGACTTACCGTTTGACAGGCCTGACGATTCGGAGCCAGCATTTTAATTTTAAGATTTAAAAATCAAATGGAGAAAGACGCTTCAAAACTTTTTGAAAACTTCCCGTGGCCAAGTAAGGGCGCACGACGATGTGAGATTGAAGCATGGCTCAGAGCAACGACGAAATACTCGAGTAATAGAGCTATGCAGACAATCATCAACACGGCACTCCAGCAAGGGGTAATCAAAAAGAATCTGAATACTCGCAAGTACCATCCAGGGAAACAATAGAATGACCGCTTTTCAACTATCGAAAACGATTCTTTTTATTAGCGTTCCCATCCGCATAGCCCTGATTCCCCGATTACCGTATTTATTAATAAATAAATAAATACGGATAATCGGGAGGGGAATCCGTGCAAGCGGGCGACGCGCGCGCACACGCGTATATAGCTTTCATTGGGATTTATTTTTTAATCGACCGCGAAATGGCAAAAATTCCACAAGACATCATCGACCGCATCATCGACACGGCTGATATAGTAGAGGTCATCAGTGAAGACTTAGGCAGTTTCGGCCTCGGCAACCCGGGCGGCCTGCGCAAGAAGGGCACGAACTATACGGCTATCTGCCCCTTCCACGACGACCACAACGCCGGAAACTTCATGGTGCGCCCCAAGGGCGTCAGCAAGAGCCCCAATACCTACAAGTGCTTCGTATGTGAGAAGAAGGGCGGGGTGGTTCAGTGGCTGATAGACTATCGCCACATGTCATACATCGACGCCATCCGCTACCTTGGTAAGAAGTACGGCATCGAGACTGATAACATACCAGTGGACTACGTGCCGCCGCCACCGCGCCAGCTGCCACCGCCACTGCCCACGCTCATCATCCCCCGCAACATCATGGAGGCGAGGGAGAACACGGGCGGCGACGTGCTGTGCAACTATATCCGCCAGCTGCCGTGGGACGCTTGTCAGCGTAAGCGGGTGGAGCAGGTGCTAAGAGACTACCATGTAGGCCATGCCGCCGTGAGGCAGGAGACCCGCGACCATCGCAAGGTGGAGCACCACTTCACGGTATTCTGGCAGGTGGACGCCAACGGCCAGGTGCGAACGGGTCACTATATGAAGTACAAGACCGACGGTCACCGCATCAAGGAGAAGTACCTCTACCCGACAGACTGGTTTCACGCGCTGCTCGAGCGCAACGGCATCACGTCTATCTACGACCCCGAGAAGCAGGAGCAGCGCCAGTGCCTGTTCGGCGAACATCTGATGAAGGCCTACCCCGCCGCGCCTGTCTGCCTCGTGGAGAGTGAGAAGACCGCCGTGCTGATGGCCATCGCCTACGGCAACCACCCCATGCAAGTATGGATGGCCTGCTGCGGCGCGAGCAACCTCACACGTGACCGCCTCGCCCCGCTCATAGCCGAGCGCCGCCGCATCATCTTCTATCCCGATCGTGACGGCATCGACCTCTGGCGACAGAAGGTGGAGCAGCTACACTATGACCGCGCAGTGATAGACACCACCCCCGTGCAGAAGTGGTGGCGACCAGAAGACGGGCCGAAGGCCGACATCGCCGACGTGGTGTTGCGCCTGATAACCTCGAAACCTCTCACTAACATCGACGATGTGGCCCGCGAGATGCCACACGTCAAACCATTGATCAATAACTTAGACTTAGAAGTGACGACCGATGAGTAACAAGAAAAGAAAAGAACCTTATGAGCTCTTACAAACTAAGGTATCGCCGCAACAGGCAAAGTTGTTGGATGCCATTTGCAACGCCCTTGGCGTGAACACGTATCAGATATTCCAGATGTTCTTCTATGTGCTCTGCAAGGCATCGGCACCCATGCACGAAATGAGTCCCGAGATTCGCAAAATCATGACGATGATGGAGACCGACGCCGCATGGAACGAGACGTTTAATCTGGCTAACCCCGACGGGCTGGATGTGGCACAGGTGGTGCTGATACTTCAGCAGAAGAACCGCAAGGGCTATGGCGCCGTGATGATCGACAAGCCGTGGATGGGACTGAAACCTAAGATGGTGGACGACATCGACCGAACCAACGACGGCGACCCGCAGATGACCGAGAACGTCGACGCGATACTCGAGCGTGTGTGTGAGGTAACCATGCACGGCATCTACCGCCGCATCCGACTGTTGGGTGCGCATCTTGAATGTAACAATCTGAGCGACATCCTGCTCAATATGATTGATGCGCAGACGGTGATAGAACTCGACGAGGCAAGCCGAGCTGAGATGAAGGGAGAGGCGATGTACGACTGCCGAGGCCGCGCCATCCAGTATGGCACCCGCACCAAGAAGCACGGCCACCGCACACCCGACTCGCTTGATGGTGACGGAAGAATCCAGCGTATCAAGTTCGACGACTACGACCGCGAGGCGGCGGATAAAGAGGCAGAGCTATGAGCAGAAGCAAAGAGTATCAGCACCTGCTCAACTCTAAGGAGTGGCTCGAGGTGAAGCGCATCGTGTGGCGGCGGGCAGGCGGGCTGTGCGAGCAGTGTAAGCGTGAAGGACTTATCCGCGCAGGCAAAGACTGTCATCACAAGGTGCCAGTGGAATCGGCTAACCCCGACGACCCGCAAGCCATGCGCCGCTTAGCTTACGATATAAACAACATCGAGTTGCTTTGTGTTGAACATCATATAAAAGTTCACAAGGAGATGCGAAGCCATAAGAAGGATAAGGTGGCCGAGAACAAAGCCCGCGCCCGCGCCCGCTTCCTCGAGCGCAACAGTCCCTCGTGGCAGCCATCCAACGGCGAGCAGGCCGAGGCCCACCTGGCAACCATTGCCGCGGCGTCGAAGGAGGAGGAAGAAAAGGGTGCCGACCCTCACCATTAACCCCCCATATGGGGTTGATTACTTTCGGACCCCTTTTATTCCCAAATCCACTGACCTAATCTAATCATTATATGCTACATTCCGGGGGGTGTACTTTTCTATCACACCTAACAAGGGCTACTCCTCGGAACGATACCAATCGAGCGAAAAGGGAAACACCCAGTAATAGTGAATCCCCACGAATAACAAAATAAATTCTCATTATGCCAGCAAAACCATTCAAGGAAATCCAACTACACCCTGAACAGCCTGACTGTTGTCAGGAATGTCCGCTGCTGGGACTGATACCAGAGCATGAGCGAGAGTTCGGGAGCCAAGAGACGCTTGTGTGTCTCGGCACCCGTCACGCGCTGAACGCCCGCATCAGCCGGAGCCGTAAGAGCGACCACACGCCGAAGCACCCGCTGAAACGCCCCTGCGATGATGAGTGGGAGCGTTGGCAGGAGGAACCGTACTACGGCAAATTGCCAGTGAGGAAGATTGACATCAGCCGCTACCGCGACCCGTGGGAGCGCAGTCAGCAGTTACCAATCATATTCCACTCGAAACGTGGACGTAAAAAGAAAGGAGAACAATAACTATGGCAGGATATAAAACTTACAGAGAAAAAATTCGTAAGGCTGTAAAAGCCGACCACAACGGACAGATTCCAGAGCGGCTGGAGTTGGTGATTGACCGCTACGCAACGGCGTTGGAGAAGTTGGATTCAACTAACAAAACGATAGATGATGACGGCTATTCGATTAAGGAGTTTGGATCGTCTGGGCAGATGGTGACAAAGCAGCACCCTCTCTACAATCTATCACTTCAACTTGAAGGTATCTGCCAGACCTATGCCAAGATGCTCGGACTGACTGCCGCCAAGGCAGCCGTTAAGACTGAGAGCCAGGGCGACAAGAAAGCAGAAGACTCTGTTGAAGAATATCTGAGAACGATTCAAGGCTAAACGTGTATGGATGACTTCAAGAAACTACAAGATGCCAAGGTGCAATGCCTCACCGACATCACGACCCACCTGCCCGACTATGCCAACCGCCTGAACCAGTTCGACCCGCGACTGATGATCTACATCACGGACGCAATCAGCAACGACGGCTCACACGCGAACCTCTACGAGCTGCTGGGCATACGGCGCGAGTTGCGATTGATGGATAGCTACGAACTATCGACCGACCGCGTGCATCGTTCGCTCCGAGCCATCGAGGGTATATGGAACAGGGACGGATGGCAACGTGGCGGGCTGAAATTCGATACGCCACGCGGCAATCAGCACGTCAGACTGATGCCGTACCAAGTGTGGTGCGTGTTCGGTATCTATGGATTCCTGACCGACATCGACATGGAGCGGCCATACGTGAGCGACATCGACCTGCTGCCGACGGAGTACCGGGGCGACAACGGCAACGTTTGGGACAAGCGGCGACTGACTGATGAAGCAGACATCTTCCAAACCCGAAAAAGCGGCAAGACGGAGTTCGGTGCCAGCATCGACTTCACGGAGGTTTCATCACTCGGCCCGGCAAATGCGCAGGTGGTGATATGCGCAAACTCTTCTGAGCAGGCGCAGATAGCATTCAAGGCGGTGAAGAACTTCGCCTACGACATCGACCCAACGTGCCTCAATCGTATGGGCGGCAAGTTCTTCCGCGTGTCTGAAAAGGGCATGAAGTGGCAACCAGGCTACAGGATGAAGGGCGAGGTGAGACCGCTGACGGCTGGCAGTAAGGCATCGAAACGAAAGGATGGTTGGTACGCCTATATCGTTCACGCTGAAGAGCACGGATCGGCTGACTACACCAACGGCCAGAGCGACATGCAATCGCTGGTCGAGGTGATGTGGGGCTCGACTGGCCCGCGCCGTGAAAAGCTGCTGTTGCACACCACCACCGCCGGACTTGTGAAGGATGGCCCATATAAACTCGAATTGGAGCAGGTGGTGGAGCCGATGCTTCTGAAAGAACTGGACTACCCTCTGGGCGAGCCGCACCGCACCGACGACGACCATCGGTTCTCATTCCTTCTTCGTCTTGATCCGTGGGAAATCACCGACGACCTCGACAAACTCGACGATAAAGAGCTATTCAAAAAGGTAAACCGCTCTATCGGTACGACGGTGCAGCCCGACTACTACCGCAAGCGACTGCGCGATGCCCGCACGAAACCAGAAACGAAGAAAGAAGTGCTGACTAAGGATTTTAACATCTGGCAGTCGGGACGTATAGAGAAGTGGGTGACGGGTGCAGAGATGAAGCACCTACAACGTGAGATGCGCATCGACCAATGCACGGCAAAGGACGGTTGGGTTATCTTCACAGGTCTTGACTTCTCGCTCGGCGGTGACTGGAGCGGCCCTGCATGGCTCGCAGCTCGCAAGCACCCATTAGGGCGAGGTACAGAATTTTTTGCCGATGCCGACGTGTGGATCAGTGAGGAGGAGTTTGAGACCTCGCCACTCCATCCGCTCTATGAGCAGTGGATAGAAGGAGGCTGGATGCACCTCTCGCCAGGCAAAACATTTCAGCCAGAACTGTTCATCACACGTATGGATGAGCTTATAAAAAAAGGCTGTCAGTTCATGCTGTTTGGTTTTGACAAGTATAAATCGAAAGTGCCTATCAATATCTTGAAGGCCTACCTCCAGGCAACGCTCGGCATAGCGAATCCAGACGCATACGTGCAAGTGGTGAGCCAGCTCAATAGTGAATTCAATGGCCCAACGGAAGACCTATACAATGCGATGTTCGCCCAAGTGCCGTTTATATCGTTCAGTAACAGCCCGCTGTGGCCGTTCTGCTTCAACTGCGCAGCCCTCGAAGTTGACAACCGCGGCAACAAACGCCCCGTAAAAGCCAACCAGAGCGCCAGCACAAAGGTCGACATCATCCAGGCCATCATCATGGCGCTTGATCTATATGAGCGCTACGAGGGTATGAATCATTAAACGATAAACATAATTTATGAACAAAGCAGTATTACTATGTGCGATTATCGGTTGGCAATCAAGATATGACGAGAACTGCCGACCGATAGACCGCTATTTGGCTGTGTCGATGCGCTGGATGCCGTCTGCTATAAGTCGCAAAAACTGTGTATACAATTACAGGGTATCTGAGCAGTTCGTCGACTATATGCGACGCCATCCAAAACAAATCGACATTCTGACGGGCGGCGTTGTGAGTGACTTTGCCATCGCCGCCATGAAACTGATGACTTCTGAAATGATGCCTCCGTATGATGTGTGTGAGGCTTGCGAGGAACTGAAACGAAAACTACCAGAAGGTTTGCGCAGTTTCCTTGCCGACGATAAGATTTGGATTCATCACTTCAACGAGGTATTTCATGTGTCGAAGGGTTGCCGCTATCGTGGAGATGATGGTTGTTGGCATGAGGCAGAAGACGATATGGCAATTGTCCTCTGTGGCTTTCTCGACAACCAGATGATGTCGCAGGCCGAATTTGAAGCAAAACAAAGAATGGAACTATGAAGAAGAGAATTTTTGAGAGTACGGACACGAACGTGAAGAAGTTCGTGTTTGAATGGGGCGACCAGCCCAGCGAGAAGAAAGGAGTGGCCGAGGCGGTGCTTTACCGCTATGGCGAGTACAGGAAGCGCACGGTGATATGCTGTTCGGTGATGAGCGGCTGTCCAGTGGGTTGCACGTTCTGCGGCACGGGCAAGTTCTTTGTGCGCAACCTGACGAAGAACGAAATCGTGGAGCAGGTGCGCACATGTTTGGAAACCATCGATTGCGGCACACGCGACATCGAGAAGTTCCAAATCATGTTCATGTCGATGGGCGAACCGATGCTGAACTGGAAGGAGTTGAAGTTGGCCATCATCGAACTGGCTGACATGTACCCGACGGCTCAGTTACTCATCAGCACGTCGGCACCCACTGGAATGATTTACCACCTGGGCGAACTGATTAGCTTCTCGATGCAGATTAAGCGGCTGGGGCTTCAGTTCTCGGTTCACGAGAGCACCGACGAGGCACGGGCGAAGCTGATACCGACCAGCACTTGCACTCTGCGACAGATTGCCACGATGGGCGACGCATGGGCAGCGTTCACGGGTCGCAAGCCGTTCTTCAACTACTGCGTGAACACCGACAACAACGGCGCGGATGATGCCCGAAGGCTGGCATCGCTGTTCAATCCAGACGTGTGGGAGTGTACGCTGTCGGTCATCTGCGAGAAAGACGAATCGGTGGCGAACAGCATTAACCGCCAACTCGACATCATCGAGGGCTTCCGCAAGTGTATGGAAGACGAGGGCTTTCATCTTCGCGTATTCAATCCCGCAGGTCAGGATGACATCGGAGGCGGTTGTGGTCAGCTTTGGTACTTCCAAAAGTGGCTCAAATTAAACCAATAAAATTCAAAGAGATAATGAAACAGACATTAAGAAGAAACGCTGTGCTGGCAATGGCTGGAATGATTGCCGCATCGGTGGAACCTGAGAGAAAGATTGAACACGTTATGACACTCAGGGATATGCAATACGAGATGGAGTCGGCGATTCCGCACTTCAGTACATCGCCCGCCGACTTCGGTCGCATGTATGCGGGCAGCAACATGAAGCGCAAGGCCGACCGCCAGCGCCGACACCTTGCAAAGTATAATAAGTAATAAAAATAAAATTAAACCAAAAAGAATTATGGAAACAATAACCATTTTTATGATTTTAGCGGGGGCTGCAATATCAGCCTTTGCATATCAGTACATTATCAACATTCAGAGACGAAATGACTATCAGAAAGACAAGAAAACGCTGAATGCCATCTATGCGATATTCGAGAATATAACCTCCGCCGGCAGAGTGAGTCCTTTTGATATGTTGTATCACGCTAACGTCTATCAACAGGCGGTTGCGGTGCAGAGTGAAATGTCAAAGCTGAAAAACCGCAACGAGCAATTAGAGAAAGAGAATATCAGACTGAAGCAGATAGAGGCGCAGATCATACCGCTTGAATCGGTCGAAGACTATCACCGTAAGATTACATCACTATCGCTTCAGCTCGAAGACCTACTCCATGCTAACTTCGACGAGATAACCATCAAGCCGTATGTTAAGTACGGCGATAAATACCAGATACGTGTAGATAGGAGAGGCTATCATCTCCACATGGTGATTGACGGTAAAGAGGTGATTACAAAGGAATAAACCAAAAAGAATTATGAAAGAAAATGATTATCAGCACGCGCATAGGTGTAAGGAAAGCATCATGCGATGGACGAGAATGAAGGAAAATCTTATGGCCCTGTACAAAAAGGTGAAAGAGAAATCGGCCAGCAAACAAGACGCTGGACAGTTGGCCGAGATGCTGCTGGAGATGCCCGACATAGAGGACGGGAATCATCTGCTTGAAAACTTAGTGAAGGCCAGGGCTTTAGAGTATGAAAAAGCCATCCGCCAATGCCAACAGGAATTTTATGAGATATGAGAATCCCGCGAAAACTGAAGAAGGGTTGCCGTACACTACGCGGCAACCCTCACACCAAGTGGCAGCGCAAGGGACGGCTACACATCACGAAGACACTGACACACATCGCAGACACCGCCTGCTCCGCAGCCGTAGGCATGGACTTGTTACAGCAGGCCATCGAGAAAATCCATCCAATGGAGTTCTCGCCTGGAGGTGTCGCAGAATCACAGCGCCTGCAGGATGAGTTTGTGGCGGCTGGCGCCCCGACGACAGGAGAGGTCGTCATGCCCGTTACGGATTATAAGTTAATACCCCAATCAAACAAACCAAGAACTTATGCAAATACATGTAATGAATAGCATCGTCGACTTGTGGCGATGGTATAATGCGGTATATGAGCCGCTGAAGAAATTCCGCCTCGAGCACGAAGCCCTCGGCAAGCGCCTGGGCCTTAGCCTGTATGACACCTATCAGCACTTCTACCCCACGCTGATAGAGAAAGGCTCGAAAGGCGACATAGAGACTGCGCGCAACATCGCGCTCGGCGCCATGCTCGAACTGAAAGATCGCGACGTGATATGCGACATCTACAAGTCGATATTCACCATTCTGAACGACACCGAAAAGGCCCGCCATCAGAAAGTGCTGGCCAGGAACGTGACTAACTCGCAAGCCGACGTAGACGGCCGTATTCACGAGCTCTCGCTCATAGCCGAGCGCGCCCAGAACGAACTGACAGCCCTGAAGGCCTACACCGAGCGGCTGAAGCGCCGCACATGGTGGCAGCGCCTGATGAACAGAGAACCATACTAATCAGAAACAGCGACGATGAAGATTGACCCATTCCCAGGCGAGCTGACCACGCGGATGGTTGACAGACAGTTTACGACGAAGACGGGGCGGCAGGGTTGCCAGCGCGTCAGGGCGATAGTGCTCACCGCCGAGCAGGAGGCATGGTTCCGTCGCCTGTTCCCCGAGGTAGAGAACGGGCGACTGATGGCCGCCAGCGGCATGACCCACTCCACGCTCCACCGACTGGCCCGCGAGATGCATCTCGTGAAGAGCGAGAAAGGCCTGCGCGGCATCAAGCGCCGACAGGCGGCCGCCGTGAAGCGGCTGTGCGAGCGCAACGGCTACTACGACTCATTGCGCGGCCGTCAGCCCTGCGAGGCAGCCCGCCAAGCCACGAAGAAGCGGTGGCAGGAGATACGCGAGGGCCTGCGCGAGCACCCCTTTGCCATTATGAAGCGCCGCAGCCCCGCCAAATATCGCAAGTATATGCAGCGCAAGAGCGAGGAGCGCCGCGCGACCATCCGCCGCGCGACCCGCCGCATGATCTACGGCCTGCCCCGGCAGACACGGCTGAAGTGTATCGTGATGTGCAAGTACACCAAGCGCCAGGTAGCCCACCGCTATAACGCCCTGAAGCGGGGCTACATCATCATGGAGGACTGCTCAGACGCCGGCGGCGAGCGCTACAACATCTACTATGACGACCAGACGCAGCGAGCGCCCATCTTCGAGCAGCACCTGATAAACGACGGATTTCACCTCGCACCCTGGAGCGATTAGGAACATGAATTGAACATTGAACATTGAACATTGAGGAACATCGCAAGGTTTTCCTCGTTAAATTGATAGAAGATGAGAGGATATGTAACTTGTAAACATTGCCATGGTACAGGTAAAAAGTTTCGATTTCAGTTTATACCAGTCAACTGTCCACATTGCAATGGAACGGGACATATTTGGGTAGATAATATCGACGAATATTATAACAAGAAGAACGATCGATGAAGGAAACGACATTGACGCTGGAGCAGATAGAGACCATCATCACGGGCTATCCCGATGCTCCGTACTACATCCGTCAGAACATCGTGGTGCCTAACTGCGATTGGGGATTCTTGAACCACGAGGCCGACCTACTTGTGCTGAACAAGACGAAGCGACTGGTGGAGATAGAAATCAAGCGCACATGGTCGGACTTCATGGCTGACTTCAAGAAGAAGCACACGCACGATGACCCGAAGTTGTCGCGGTTCTACTATGCCGTGCCGCTGAGCATCGGCGAGCGCGTGTTCAACTGGCTCTACGAAGGCACCTATAAGTGCAAGCCGGGATTTATCTATTACGAGCGGTCGGTGGTTACGGGTTACACCGAGCACAACCCGAACCGATGCGGGCTGATACTCTATGCCAGCCCCGACGAATCGCATGTGCGTGGCAATCGTGTCGGCTCCTGCTGTCTTAATGTCGGTGCCGAACTGATGAACGACTACAAGGTGAGCACTGACGAGGAACTGAAACTGCTGCGACTGCTCGGCATGAGAGTATGGAATCTCAAAAAGAAGTTGGCCGAGTATCAGCGTCCGACATTGTTCGACCTATAAGAGTAACCCCCCAACGCATTATTACCCGACATATAGAGGTAGAAAACATATACCTTTTGCCAAAGAAACATATACCTTTTGCCAAAGAAAGGTATAGGTTTCCTGAAAAAAGAAATATAGGTTAAACCAATAAAACGATACGACAATGAGTAAAGTCAAGTACAGGGTTCGGGAGTACAACCCGACGAGTGCCCAGCAGGGCAGCCACAGCTTCTTTGCCGAAGCGGTAATTAACAACGAGATCACCAACTCCGAGTTGGCTGAAAAGATTGCCGCCCGTACTGGCGTAAAGGCCTACGAGGTGACAACGGTCATCGCAGCCATCGCAGACATTATCA